AATTTAATCTCATCTATGCCTATAGTTGGCGGAGAACTTGTATCCATTAAGTTTAGAACTCCTACGTTTGATGACAACCCCGCAATTGTATATCAAAAAAATTTTCACGTTACTGGTATTAAAAACAGAAAAATTAAAGACAGTAGTGTTTCATATAAATTAGAATTAATTTCCCAAGAAGGATACATAGATCTACAAAGCACGGTCACAGGATCCTTTTCGGGTAAAACAAATGATGTTGCTAAAAAAATATTTGAAGATTATTTAATGGTAAGTGATTTTAGTACGCTATTAGTAACTGACACACCTCATAAAACTAACATAAAATATACTTCTAATTTTTGGTCGCCTTTTAAAAATCTTTCTTATATTGCAAAAAGATCAGCAGGACAATTAGGAAAAGCATCTGATTTTCTATTTTTTCAGAACAAAGATACTTTTATGTTGGCAAGTTTTGAACACCTAATAAAAAGCCAAAGTGAAAACGGGTTACTTGATGAATATGTATATGAATTAATACCCGGAACTTTCCAAAGAAAAAGAGACAATTATAATTATTACGGTGCGTCACTTACTGATGAAATGACTAGGGTAATAGATATTAAAACACCTCAAATTATTGATAGTCTTAAAAACATTCAAACCGGATACTATGCTAATGCTATAAGAAGTTATGATTTAACTACCAAAAAAATTACTGAAACTACTTTTGATATGGCCACAGGAGCAGCTGCTTTTTACAAAACAGCAGAAGGCACAGCAATACCTAAAAATGTAAATTTAAATCCTTACAATTATACTACTTTTGTTCCTGTAAATTCATCTCTTTATACAGACTATGGTATTACAAACAATAAAGATTTGCCTGAAGGACATCCTGCAGACTATATTATAGACAAAACACACTATAGACATTCCTATTTAAATTCTTTAAATGCTACCAAATTTGAAATTACAATTCATGGTAGAACTGATATGACTATAGGTATGTGTATAAACTTTTTGTATCCTGCTTCAGGAACAAACAGTGACGAAGATACAGCTGCTGATGCTGTTGATAAATATTTGTCAGGTGTATTTTTAATAACAGCTATTAGGCATTATATTACAAATGATAAACATATGATGCAGGTAGAAATAATTAAAAATGGATTTAATATAGGGATAAATTAATGTTAGTACCCCAGTTTAAAATGTGGATAGGAGTCGTTGAGGACAGAATCGACCCCGAACAATTAGGCAGATACCGAGTACGTATTCTTGGTTATCATACTGCAAACAGAGAATCTTTACCCACAGACAAACTTCCTTGGGCTGTTCCTGTCATGCCGGTCACAGGAACAAGTATTTCTGGTGTGGGCGAAACACCAAATCTCACTAACGGGTCTACTGTTATAGGATTCTTTGTTGATGGTGATGACGAACAACAACCAATTATACTTGGCTCGATGCCAGGCCTTCCTACAGAAAAAGTAGAAGATGAAAAAGTAGGTTTCAATGATCCAAAACACATTTATCCTTTCACTACTAAAGAAGGTAGAAACGGACTCAAAGAATCCGACTTGTCAAGATTAGCCCGAGGTGCAGAAGCAGAGAAACACGCTAGCTTAATTAAGAAAAGAGCTGCTAGAATAGAGGAGATTCCTACTGCTAGAGCTCCAGATGTTAGTAACACTTGTAGTATTACAGACGGCTTGTTGTATAACGAAACCTGGTCTGAACCTCATGCTCGTTGGGGAACTACAGCAGACGGATCCTACAGCGAACCAGGAACTGTTCCTACTTTTGAAAATGGAACAACCTCAGTGTATCCTTACAATCACGTTAAAGAAACTGAATCAGGGCACATATTTGAAGTAGACGATACTCCTTTTAATGGCAGAATACATGAGTATCATAATTCAGGGACATATAGAGAAATACAGTCAGACGGAACTAGGGTTACTAAAATAGTATCTAGAGATGTTGAGATTGTTATGCAAGGCAAAGATGTTTATATAACAGGCGGGTGTAATGTTACAATTAAAGGTGATTGTAAAATGCTTGTTGAGGGTGATAAGTATGAGGAGATTAAAGGCAATCAATTTACTATTGTTGAAAAAAATCGTCATACTAAGGTCATGGGAACTGATGTATTTGAATGTCATTCAAACGTGGGCTACAATATAGGTAACGCTGATGGTCAAGGTCACTTCATTGTTAGTACAGCAAACGACATAAGTTTTACCGCGCAGGGTAGAGGACAATTTACATCTGGCGGACAAATGAACATATCATCTGGAAATAAAACTATTACATTGACAGCAGCTAAAAGTATTGCTTGTGATGCGGGATCTGTTTTCAAAGCACAAGGTCCACTGATGGCCTCTTTAGAAAGTGCAGCATATGTTAAATTAAATTCTGGAATAGCTATGGATTTGACTTCCGGAGTTTCACAAAAGGTTGCTTGTGTTGGTAATCAATTACTTGAATCAGGAGCAACACAGACTATTTCTGTTATAGGCTTACAGAATACTATTGCAGGTGTTAGGCAAATTACGGCACCAATTACATCACATTTAGGTATGTATAACGTGACTGGAAATATTTTAGGAACCCAGGTTACTACTATTACAGGTATTGATTTGAATTTACACAAACACGTAGCAACATCACTCGGTGCTCCTACTACTCCTTCAATACCTTAGGATAAGAAATGTCAGAACACGATACAGAAGCAGAAGCAACGCATGGATGTGGTTTAAGTCCTAAGCAAATGGAGCTTTTAGATACACTAGCCGGACTAGATGAATCGGCTGGTTTACTAGGCCTTGCTGCTACTTTTATACCTGGCTTTCCTACTACAGGACAAGGCATTGCAGAATATATTATTGGTGCAGAAAAATATGCAGAATATTATGCTCATTATGAAAAAGTTATGAAATTCTATAACGATCCTGTTGGCGGCATATTAGAGTATGCAGATCAGGCTATTGAATATGAAGAAGGTGAAGAGGGGTCTTTTTCTCAGGATTTGAGAGGGTTTGTTAATAAAGTTAAACCAATAGCTTCAACAGCAATAAATGCAGTATTGACAACAGAACAAATTGCAAATGAAGTGTCTAACTTTAAAAACAAATGGAGCGGTGTTGATATAGATTATGATAATGTAGTATCCTTAATCAAAGATGGAGCTATAACTGCTAAGAATTTATGTCATATGGTTGATGACTATGGTAAAGCAGCAGACGGTTCTCTAGTATTGAGAGGTAAACCTATAGTTATAGAACCAGGTAAATGGGGTATAGATTTGCCAGGAGGCAGACAGCAACCTATAGTAATACAACCAGAGTTTGTTATAGATCTAGAGGCACAAGAAGAAGAAGCGCTAATTGAGTATGAAGGAATTTCAGATTCGCGGTTAAGATTTAACATTTAAGGTTATAAATACTCGTATGGCCACAGAAACTAAAAAAATATCTAGAGTCTATAAGGACTTTGATTTGGGTTTTACTAAGAACCCAATAACATCTGATCTTTCTAAAAAAACAGATATAGCTGCTGTCAAACAATCAATTAGAATATTGTTACTGACTAATTTTTATGAAAGACCCTTTGCATATAGTAAGGCGGCAAATCTCAGAGCTTTCTTGTTTGAACAAACAGATGTTATCACAGCGGAAGCCATAAGAAAAAATATACAACAAGTAATAGAGGCATATGAGCCTAGGGTTATAATACAAGAACTAAATGTGACAGTCGGCTCAGATGATGTTTCTTATGATGTATATTTACAGTTTAAAGTAATTGGGTTTTCCTTGCCACAAACATTAACAGCAAACTTAACAAGGTTAAGATAACATGGCACAATTAGAAGTATCTGAATTAGATTTTTCTACAATAAAACAAAATCTAAAAACATATCTAAAATCACAATCAGAATTTAGTGACTACGACTTTGAAGGGTCTGCTATGTCTGTATTGCTTGATACTCTGGCTTATAATACACATTACAATGCCATGTTGGCACATCTACAAGCCAACGAAGGATTTTTAGATACTGCTATAAAAAGAAACTCTGTAGTATCTCATGCTAAAGCTTTGGGATATACTCCTCGTTCAGTAAGAGGATCAACGGCAGTAATTAATCTTGCTATTACAGGTTCAATTTTACCGGCCTCTGTCACTTCTCTTACTCTTAGTAGAGATCTAATTTTTACTTCAGTTATAGGACAAAAAAATTACTACTTTTATCCTAGAAATACTATAACTGTAAATAAAGAAACAAGAAACGGTGTAGGCGGTTTTTATTTTGACAACTTATCAATAACTGAAGGTACCCGAGTTACTAACAGATATCTAGTAGAGTCAACTACTACATCAGGGCCTTTTGTTATACCTAATAATAACGTAGATACTAGTACAATAAGAATAAGAGTTCAAGAATCTGCTACAAACCTAACTCTTTCTACATACAAAAACTACACTAATATTACAGATGTTGGTACAACTACAAAGGCATTTTTTATAGAAGAGGATGTAGATGGATTATATCTTATTAGATTTGGTGATGGTTATATAGGCAAAAAACTAGAAGCAGGCAATGTTGTTCTTATAGATTACATTACCTCATCCGGTGCAAATGGAAATTTTGGTAGCTCTTTTTCAGTTACAGAAACTTTTGTGGTTGCCGGAGAGTCGGTGAGTGTTACTGTGGTCAGTAATTCTTCAGGCGGACAAGCTAGAGAAACTATAGACTCAATACGTCAGTCTGCTCCTCGTTATAATCAGACAAGAAATAGAGCAGTGACTTCTGCTGACTATGAATCTCTTATAAAAGCAAGTAATACACACATACAATCGGTTTCTGTGTGGGGCGGAGAAGATAATATTCCCCCTATTTACGGAAAGGTTTTTATATCTTTGGATCCCGTAGAAGGGGCAACAATAACACAGAATGATAAAGATGCTATACAAACAGAAATAATTGCACCAAAGGCTCCTTTGGGTATTTTGGCTGAGTTTGTAGATCCTATACGTACTTACATTCAATTAAAAATTGGTGTTGTTTATAATCCCAAGTCTACTGTTTTAACACAGGGCGGCATTCAGGGTTTGGTTACAGCAGCAGTTGATAACTTTTTTGCAAATGAATTAAATGTTTTGAATAAAAACTTTTATCTTAGTAATCTGTATGATTATGTAAAAGCAGTATCTTCTTCTATTATTTCTATAAACATAAATCCTAAATTACAAAAAAGATTTACGCCAAGCACTTTGACTGCTGCTGAGTCATTTCAAATGGAGTTTCATAATAAATTAGAACCTAGAACATTACATTCTACTTGGTTCAATGCTACTGTAGAGGCTGCAACTACTAAATGTAAATTAGTAGACATCCCTAATACAGGCGTTAATCCCCCTGAATATAATGGCACTGGTAAAATATATTTACAAAATGAAGCAGGCGAAAATATATCATTGATAGGTACTGTTAATTATGATACTGGATTAATTAATTTTACTGCAACTATTGCTAGTTATGTAGGCACTGACACTTTTATACGTGTTAATTTTAAACCACATGATGACGTTAAAGATATTAAAACCAATGTTCTGACTAGAGTATCAGCACCGGATGGTTCTAGTGCTGTTGTAGCTTATCCTTCTAAAAATACTGTTTTGACTAGGGACGATACTGTTCTTAATACTTTAACAGGCGCTAGAAAAGGATTAGAAATATTAGTCAGCCAATATACAGAAGATGATTAATGTCTCATCAGATACCTAGTTTCTATAGATACGTAGAATCTATAACAATTACCAACGCAGGCAGCGGATACGATTCTGCTAATCCTCCTGCTATAACAATCTCAGGTGGTGGCGGAACAGGTGCCACTGCTACTTGTACCGTTGTTGGCGGTGAGATTGCTACTGTTACTGTAACAAACATTGGTAACGGCTATACCTCTACTCCTACTGTTACTGTAGCAGGTTCTGGTGGAGCAATACTTACAGCAGTCCTTAATTTTGCCCATGGTCCTAAATCAGAACACACAAAAGTAAACGCAAATAATGTAAAGTATACCCTACCTGAATTTGTACAAAATGATTACACTACCTTTGTAACTTTCTTAGAGAAATACTATGATTGGATGGACTCAGAAAACAATCCAATCAATTTACTATTAAATAAAAGCTACCATGATATTGACGAAGCAACTGACAACGAGTTAGAAAAATGGCGTTTGCTTCTGGCTAGAAAATGGCCTAAAACTATTCCTGTTGATAAAAAGTTTTTCTATAAACACATTAAGGACATCTATGAGAGCAAAGGGACAAAGGCTTCTACGGAGTCATTTTTCCGTTTGTTTTACGGAGAAGATGTTGACGTAATATATCCAAGCAAATATGTTTTACGTGCATCTGATGGTAGGTGGCAACAGGCACAGTCTATTAAGGTAACATCTGCTAACGATTATGAAGTGTTAAATCTTCAAGGAAAGTTAATAGATTTATGTTACTATTCTACCACAGGTACTCTTACTCGTTTATATAAAATAGAAGCAGAAGTTGTAGATGTAATAAAAATAGCTTACACCGCTCCTCAACAGTATGAAGTATATCTAAAATTTGAATCATTAAGAACTTCAATACCCGGGCCCGGTGCAGATGGTCGAGCTACTATAGTATGGGAAGGTCCTATTGCTACTGTAGATACTGTAGGAGCTGCCGATGCAAGTCGAGCAGCAGGCACATATACAATCACAACTGCTGATTGGACTTCAGATGGTGATGGCTCAGCTGCCGAGTTTACGGTTGTGGTTGATGGCACGGGTGATGCCACTGTTACTATTACTACTGATGGTCAAGGTTTTATAGTAGATGAAACTATTACTATTGCAGATGCAGATCTTGGCGGCGGCGGTGGTGCAGACCTTACCTTTGACGTAGCAACACTCGTTGAAGGCGAGTTAAAAGTCAATGATGTTACAGTGACAGATGCTGGACAAGATTATCTTGCTGCTCCTGTTGTTACTATTATAGATCCTTCTGGTGGATCTGGTGCTGATGTTAGAGCAGAAGTAGCAAACAGTGTAATTACTGATTATGACATAGACGCCAAGGGTTCTGGATATTACTCGTCTACTACTACTTTATCCTTAAACACTGACAGTAGAAGAACCTTTATTGTACTAAGAGATGAGTTGCCCTCAAGCTCTAATGTAAAAGCATATTTAGGAAGAACTTTAACAAACATATCAGCAGGAACATACTCAGGCGCTGACGCAGGATTCTCAGCAGGACAAGTGTTTTCTATAAATGAATCAGGTGATGATGCTATAGGGTACGCACTAGATTACTTTGCTGAGGATTATGTTATTATTGGCGGCACCAATGATTCTTATGGTAAAATAATAACTGTATCAAGTTCTAACGCTCCTTCAACATGGAGAATAATTACACCTGGGTATGGTTTCAATAAAGGAACAGTAGATCTTGTTCTTACATCTCCTACAGGTGAAACAGCAACTGTTACACTATCTACTGGATATCTATTTTCATATACAGGCCAATATGTAGATGACAGAGGCAAACTCTCTGATGTTAACCGACTACAGGATAATCGTAAATATCAAAGTTATTCTTATATTGTCAAATCTTCTACTCCTCAGAGCGATTGGAATGATATTATTAAAGGAACAATTCATCCTGCAGGCTGGGAAGTATTTGGTGATTTAACAATCACAAATGAAATAGTTTTCTCTGATATTACTGTAACTGCACCTGGTTATCATATTAGATTCTTTGAAGAAGATATATTTGCAGGCGAAGGCGGTGATACTTCTGATGAGATTACTGTTTACTATGAAATGGTTAAAGAGGACACAGCAACTACAAGCGAACTTGTTGCTAAACTAGTAGAAAGACCTTTGGCTGATAGTGCAACTATTGATGACTCAGGTTCACAGGATTACTTTGCTGAAGATTACATGGTTGATGCTGATTCTTATGTAGGTGAAGGCGGTTTTGTAGTAGCGTATGGTAAGAATCCTTCAGACACAGTTACAACATCTGAAGAAATTGGTCCTTTCTCTGTAAACAAAGGACTTTCTGATACAGCTTTATCAGATGATTCAGGTGAACAAAACTACTTTGCTAATGATGCCGGCGATTACTTGGATAATAATTTCTATGTAAGAGATGGCGGCCTTCAGATAAACTATCAAAAGTATTTACAGGATGTTGTCTCTGTTACTGAATCATTTGCATACTTATATGACTGGGGCGTAACCCCATCAGATACTGTTACTGCTACTGAATTGTTTGGTTATGTTTTAGAAAAAATAATAGATTTTTCAGATACAGTAACAGCGTCAGAAACTTTTGTTCCTGTTCTAACGTGGACAGCATCATTTACAGATACAGCCACAGTAGCAGAGACAGTAGAAATAGGAACGAGTTTACCATTTACTGAAGCACAGTCAGTATCAGATACACCGGCACTAAACATACAACCAAATCCATCTGATTCTGTGTCTGTTACAGAGGTAATAAATAATTTTAATATTTCACAGGTGCTTGCTGACATAGCAACTCCTGATGATAAGGCTTCAATAGAAGATGAAAATGAAGTCTTAATAGGTAAGCGACTGAATGATTCTGCTTCGGCAACTGAAAGTCATGCAATAAGTTACATAACTTCTTTCAGTGATAGCGTTTCAGCTACAGAATCATTTGCCGCACAAATATTCATACCGGTCAGCTTGGCGGATTCGGCAACAGCCACAGAATCTAGCACACTGACAGTAGGTAAGAATCCGTCAGATACAGCTACAACAACTGACAACGGAACTAGTTGGACACTTACTAGAGCGATTGCAGATACAGCGACAACTGACGATAGAGCTTCAATAGCGGACGAAAACCAAGTAAGTGTCGGTAAGACATTGGCTGATAGTGTAACAACTTCAGACAGTGTAGTTACAGAAGTAAGTATTGAACAGGTACTGGCTGACAGTGCAACAGCTACACAGCAACTTATTATAAGTTATGATTTAAATAATGCTGAAACACTGACCTCAACTGATGTACCAGTTATAAATACAAGTAATGCTAATACAGATTCAGCAGGCGCTGCCGAAGCAGACGCAAAAGATTTCGGTAAGAACATTACAGACAGTGGCGCACTAGCAACAGAAAGTGCTACTGCAAATATACAAGACTATTCGGATCCAACATATTTCGCTGAAGGTTATGTTGGTACTAATTACACACTATAACAATTTTGGAGAACGAAAATGTTTAACAAAGAAACTATGAAAGCGACAGGTAAAGTAAATGTCGTACTTAAGGATGAACATGGTAATGTTAAAGAGGACTTCACTGTAAGCAACTTGGTTGTTGACACTGGCCTTGACTTCATTGCTTCACGTATGAAAGACGCAACTGCTACTGCCATGTCACACATGGAAGTAGGTACTGATAACACAGCGGCCGCTTCCGGCGATACCGCTCTTGGTTCGGCTGTAGGTTCATCTCGTACAGCTCTTACCTCTACCACTGTTACTGACAACGCTGTTGCGTATGTTTGTACTTTCGCAGCTGGTACTGGTACTGGCGCACTTACAGAAGCAGGTATTTTTAATGCTTCTTCAGCAGGCACAATGCTTTGTCGTACTGTTTTTTCAGTAATCAACAAAGGTGCTTCTGACAGCATGACTGTAACCTGGACTGTAACTATTTCTTAATAGGTAAATATAGTGGCTATAGCTCTATCTATATTGGGCCGAATCGGTTTAGCAAGATCCTTTAAACGGGATCTTGTTGAACCGGTAGTTACCGGCGCCCCACATGATTATTTTTATATTACTTTAGGTAGAACTACTGCTTGGAGTGACGAACAATCGCCTCCTGCTCCTATAGACAACGATTGTGATCTAAATGATTATAGAAAAAATATCATTGTCGCACAAAAAGCAGATGCTGCTGATATATGTCACGTTGCAAGACGAATAGATTGGGAAAATGGTCAAGTGTATGACGCTTATGACCACGAATACGGTAGACCTTACATAGATGTTTTTGGTTCTGCAGGTGAGACTACTTATTACCAAGCTACTTCAGGAGCAACTTCATTAAAAGATGCCAACTTTTATGTAATGACAGATGAATATAAAGTCTATAAATGTTTAGACAATAATAATGGCGCACAAAGTTCAATAAAACCAACGTCTACAGCTACCTCTGTAGCTATCTTGTCTGATGGTTATAAATGGAAGTTTATGTTTCAAATATCTTCATCAGATCAAACTAAATTTTTAGATACAAACTATATGCCTGTAAGAAAACTTACAACTACTCCTTACGGGGATGTTAATGGTGAAGTAGATTCTATCACTATAACAGACGGTGGTTCAGGATATACTAGTACACCTACTGTTACTATTGTAGGTGACGGTGGTGGAGCTACAGCAACAGCTACAGTTTCTGCTGGCGCTGTTAGTGCTATTACAATTACAGATGCAGGAGCAGGTTACTCTTTTGCTCTTGCAACTATTTCAGGCGGGGGTGGATCAGGAGCAACTGTTGTAGTAAACGTCGGTGATGCTGATGCTTTACCTGCTCTACAGTCTGCTGTTGAATCAACATCTACTCAAGGTACTATAGATAAAATTGATATTATTGGATTGGGTACTAGTTATGCGGCTAACGGAACTAGAGTAGTTATTACGGGAGACGGTACAGGGGCCGAAGCGGCCGCCACAGTCAATTCTGATGGGCAAATTACTGCTGTTTCTGTGACTAATTCTGGGTCAGGATACACATTTGCTGAGATTACCTTTACTGATTTAGCAGGCAATGAAAATGCAGATGTAGCTACCAGAGCTACAGCAAGAGCTGTTATTTCTCCTTACGATGGGCATGGAGCTCATCCTATAAATGAGTTATATGCAAACAATATAAGTATTGTCGTAAATTTTGATGACAATACTAATACAGATTTATTCATAGGCAACGATTTTAGACAAGTCGGGCTTATAAGAAACTTAAAACAATACGGTAGTGATACACAAGTTTATACTACTGTAACAGGCACTAATACACACAGAATAGAAGTTGGTAGTACAACCGAACACGCCAAATATAATATAGATGATCTTATAACAACATCTGGCGGCGGTAGATTTAGAGTAATACAAAAGAAA